TTGTCATGAGTGCTGGCTTGAATGGGTGAGAGAGCAGTTATTAAATGAACTTGGGATAGGGGCTGAGAGCGGGAATGAGTAAAAAATTTTCAATGCGTTTTTCTCTTGCAGAACTTTATGGGTTAAGAAATTCTTTAAGAAAAGTTGGAAACGAGCCTGAAATATTAGCAAGAATCGAAGAAAAAATAAATTATCTACATGCTTTTTTTGATGGGAGATTGCGTGAGTTGGAAAAGGGGAGGCTGAAAAATGATTGAAGTATTTTTTTGTGGTTTAGCGATAATAGGATGTATTGCGTTATATTGTCTAATTGTATATTTACTGTGGCAACTAATCAACTAATACGGAGTGGGGAATGAGCTGGGAATTGATGATGATGATACTATTAGCAGCATGATAATAATGTCAATGATATTTTTTCTAAGGGGTAATAAGCGTGAAAAAAACTAACAAGCGCAAAAAGGCATACAAGCTGATTGACAGGGTGTTTAGAAGCGAAAAAAGGATAAGGCAGGCGGTTGATGAAGCTAGGCATAGTACCATAGGTAGTAGAAAAGGTGAAGGCGGTAGCGGTCATCCAAGCGGTATATCTGACCCGACTGCAAATACAGCCATACATGCTATATCTGAAATTAAGAGTGTTATAGTAGATGATTTAGTTGTTCATCGACCTGAGAAATGGTTAAAGGTAATTGGTTTGACGTATGGTAATAGCGGGGAAGCTGAACAAAAATTAATGCGTCAATATTACAATGGCTGGTCTGTTACAGAGATAGCCGCAAAGAATGGCAACGGTTATAGCGAACAAACGCTTTTTTATATCCTGTCATCGTTCAGACAGTTAGCGGCTGAGATAGCTTGTCAGTATGGGTTAATTCACGTAGTAGAATAATATTTTTAAAACTTTAAAAGTTGATGGCGTTTTTTATATGCTATACTATTAGAGTAGGTTTTGCAGAAACCTCTGCAATTCTCTTGGATTAACCTCCTTAAACCACTATACGCTGGTACGGCTGTTGCCAGCGTGGAAAACAACAAGTCGTTACCATCGAAAGGTGGCAACGGCTTTTTTAATGCAAAAAAGGCAGGTGATAATAGTGTTGCAAGATGTAATGGTAAAAGAAATTTGTTTTGATTACCGAGAAGCTGAAAACGATGTAGCTAAATTCATTAAAGATTGGACTAACAACAGCTACGATGTAGATATATTCTATGATGGCAGTGCGACTACTAGTAGTGTGTTGCTGGTGGCTAAAAAAGCAGATACGCCAAGCAGGAAACGAAGTAAAGCAGCTGAGAAGTATGAAAAAGAGGACGTATAAATTATATAGGCAGGCATAGAAAAACGGCTTAGAAACGATTCTAGGGCGTCATTTTTATGTAAAGAGGTAGAAAAATGGCTAAAAAGAAAGGCAGAAGGTGCAAATATGAAGGATGGTTGACGCAGGAAGGGCTGGTAAAAATTCAAGGCTGGGCCCGTGATGGGCTTAATAATGAGCAGATAGCACATAATATGGGGATAGCAGTTGCTACTTTGTATGAATGGCAGGATAAGTATAAAGATTTTTCGGAGGCGCTTAAAAAGGGGAAGGAAGTAGTTGATCGGGAGGTTGAAAACAGTCTGTTAAAATCAGCCCGTGGCTATTACTATGAAGAAGAAACCATCGTAGAGTTGCCGGATGGGCGTCAAGAGACTAGGAAAGTCAAGCGCTATGCGCAGCCAAATACCACCGCACAAATATTCTGGCTGAAAAATCGACGTCCAAATGATTGGCGGGATAAACGTGAAGTCGAAATGTCGGGCAGTCTTGGTATATCTGACGCAATCAGCAAGGCAAGGGAGCGCATGAAGCATGGCGAAACAGAATAATAATGAGGAATATGAAGAGCTGGCAGCTTTTTTAGGCGAGCTGACACATGACCCTGTAAAGTTTGTCTATGCAGCGTTTCCGTGGGGTGAAGGAGACCTTGCAGGCAAAAAGCCACAGGAGTGGCAGCTGTCTGTACTGGCGTTGATACGTGATGGTTTGGCTGATATATCGACGGCAATTCGTATAGCGATAGCGTCAGGCCACGGGATTGGCAAGAGTGCATGTGTTTCATGGCTGATACTATGGGCAATATCAACGCATGAAGATACCCGTGGTGTAGTAACGGCTAATACTGATACACAGTTAAAAGCAAAGACCTGGGCAGAGCTTGCCAAGTGGTATCGCCTTTTTATTGCCAAGGATTTATTTAAGCTGACGGCGACGAGTATTTTCAGTATTGAAGAAGGTCACGAAAAGACTTGGCGTATAGACGCTATACCGTGGTCAAAGGATAATCCGGAAGCGTTTGCAGGTTTGCATAACCAAGGCAAAAGAATATTGATACTCTTTGATGAAGCGTCTGCAATCATTGATGAGATATGGACAGTTGCGGAAGGTGCTACGACAGACAGTAATACAGAGGTTATATTTGCGGCCTTTGGGAACCCGACCAGAAGTCAAGGCAGGTTCTTTGAGTGTTTTAATTCGCAAGCTAAATATTGGAAGCATAAGCAGATTGATAGTCGTAATGTAGCAATAAGCAATAAGCAGCAGCTCAATGAATGGGTGGAAATGTATGGTGAGGACAGTGATTTTGTAAAAATTCGTGTTCGTGGTGTATTTCCATCACAGTCAGATAATCAGCTTATAAGCAGGAGCCTTGCTGAAATGGCACGACGGCGGGAACTGGTGCCTAAGCAGTATGAATTTGCGCCAGTAGTTATTGGCGTGGATCCAGCTTGGAGCGGTGATGACACTTTAGAGATTGTTATGCGGCAGGGATTATACAGCAGGTGTCTCGAGACCGTGCCTAGGAATGACAATGATATGATGATAGCCCGCAATGTTGCCCGCTGGCAAGACGAGTATACGGCCAGCGCCGTGTTCATCGACATGGGATATGGCACGGGAATATATTCGGGCGGTGTTGATATGGGCCGCAGTAATTGGCGTTTAGTGTCATTTGCAGAGAAGTCAGACCAGCAGGAATATGCTAACAAGCGTGCTGAAATGTGGAATGAAATGAAAAAATGGTTACAGGACGGTGGCAGTATTGACTGTGATGAACTTATAACGGAGCTTACAGCACCGGAGGCATTTATTAATCGCAGCGGTAAATTACAGTTAGAAGCTAAGCAGGATATGAAAAGGCGTGGGATAGCGTCTCCAAACAAAGCAGATGCCTTAGCTTTGACATTTGCTTTTCCAGTGACTGTCAGTCATAACATAAGATATCGCAAGGCACGTAAATCAGGCAGATTGCACAGGATAGGTTCATTATAAAGCAGAAATGGAGGCGAAGCCGTGGCTAATCAAAATGATGCAGGTATGTTTGATGCTGCCCAGCATGGGGCACAGCAACAAACAAATCAATTAGCAGCTCATCAGGCGCCAATGTCCCAGAGTATAGTTACCGGACCACAATTTGGGCAGCCGATGATTGCTCCAAGTGATAGCAGCGATGCGGAAATATCCTTGGCTACTCTTAGTGATGAGGAAATTCAAAAGATAATGCGGGCATTTAAGGCTGGTAAAGAAGCTGCTGACGACTATTATAAAAGCAAGATAGAGCCGAAAATCATGCATCGGTTAAAGGTGTATAAGGCAGATAAAGCCCTTTATAAAAAGAAATTCCCTGCTTTGTCAGAGCTTAATAACTGGCTGAGTAAAGATGTCAAGACTACTATTGACTGGATACTTCCTAACTTAATCGAGGTATTTAACGGCAGTGAATCACCGGTTGATATAGTTGGTCAGTCGGCTGAGGATGATGAAAATGCTAAGCTGCTACAGGAAATCATAAATTATTTTGTAACCAAGAAAAACAATTTCTTTACTTTCATCTATACGTTTGCCAAAGATGGGTTAGTTACTAACTTTGGCTGCGCTAAAGTGTATTGGAACCGCGATGAAGATCGGGAGCCTATGCAAGTGCTGGCAGATTATCAGATGATGCAAATGCTGATGATAGAACAGAGCCAGGGCAGAATTGAGATACAAAATGTTGAGCCGGTAGACCCGCAAGGTGATTTGCTGATGGTTACATTTGATGTAATAAAGATAAAGAGCAACACGCCTATATTAGAAAATATGTCGCCATCGGAGCTTAGGTTTACTCATGAAACCAAGGATTTGCACGATGCTAAGTTTGTTGCCCAGCGAAAAATTGTCAAAGGCGATTATCTAAAACGCAAGGAAATTGAAGGAGTATTCCAAAACGTTGATAAAGCTTTTAAGACTGGTGGCGAAGTTCGTCACACCACCTTAGATAAAGAGCACGACAAAGAGCTCACGGATGCTTCCAGCAGGTTAAATGATGGTGACAATGCCTCACGTGAATACGAACTCTATGAAGCGTATCTCAAGGTTGACTATAACAATGATGGTATCATGGAGAATGTTATCGTTCATGCGGTAGGTGATACGCCCCTTAAGATAAGCGATAACAGCTTTGAAATGCCGCCGTTCTTTATTTTTTCACCAGAATATGAGCCGTATGCGATATTCAATGAAGATGGTTTCGCCGAAGAATGGGAGCAGTTGCAGGATTTAAAAACAGCTTTAGTCCGTCAAATGATTATTGCCACAGCTAAAAACGGTCGTGGTCAAAAGTTTGTTGATGAAACAGCCGTGGATATGGATGCGGTGCTTGATGGCGATGAATATGTTGGGGTTCGTGGTAATCCTACCGCAGCCGTGATGTTCCCGCCCTCAATTCCTACTGACCCTAATGCAATGACTTTAGTACAATATGCACAGAATGAGCTTGAGAGCCAGTCAGGTTCAACTCGATACAATCAAGGCTTAGACAGCAATAGCCTTAATATGACTGCTACAGGTATCAGTGCAATAATGGGCGCTGCTGATAAGAAAATAAAACTTATTGCCCGTCTGCTGGCCGAAACAGCATGGATACCAATTGTGAAGTTTCTGATTTTGTTGTGTCAGAAATTCATTGATGAAGGACAGATTGTTCGGTTGATGAATCGTGATGTAGCTTTAAGGCGTGAAGATTTGAACCTTGACTATGATTTAGTGGTTAATGTTGGTCAGGGCGCAGGGACGAAGGAAGCAGAAATCCAATATTTGATGGTACTGATAAATCAGCTATATCCGGTGTTGCAGCAGGTCGGAATTGTCAATGCTTCATCATGGTATAAGATAACTAAGGAACTATTGGAACGTATGGGAATACGCAGTACGGCTAATTTCTTGCTTGACCCTGAATCGCCTGAGTATCAGCAAATGCAAGCTCAGCAGCAACAGGCGCAACAGAAGGCAGAACAGAAGCAGGACGCATTAACGCAGGCACAGTTGCAGCTTAAAGAACAGGATATTAAAGCTAAGACTTTGGCGAAACTGAACGCCAGGTTGGCAGAACTTCCAATTGATGCGCAAATACAGGCATTACAACAGATTGGAATACAGACAACACATCAGTCTTTTACCCAGCAGCAGGCAATGCAGACTATAAATAATGCACGGAGGTCACTATATGGAAGCTGAAAAGAAAGGACGGCTGGTCAAATCAGTTAAAGATGGCCGGGACGCCGAAGATATCTACAATCGTTTCATTGAACCATGGGCAGAGAAAACTGCAAAAGTAGCATTAAAGCGGCTTGAAGTCGCTGAATGTGCTGAGGCTTTGTTCCAATGTCAGGGCTTTTATAATGCCTGTCAGAGCTTAAAGGCGGAATTTCAGCACCTTATCATGGAAGGAAAGCGGGCACAAAAGAGATTAGAGGAGGATATTCATGGAAACAAAATTTAATTTACAGTTATTTGCAGAAGATGCTGCTGGCAGTGATACAGGTGAGGCATTGGAATCAGCGGCAAGCAATACTGATATTGCTGATAATGCTACGGAGCCGGCACCGGCTAATGCAGGTGAACCGGCTGAAACTGCTAAACCGCCGGTAGCTATCACTAAGGATGATATGGGACGGCGAAGAGTAGTATTTCCACAAGAAATGGAAGCTGCTGCGCCACCAGCTGCTGCGCAGATTGAACCTGCTGAGGCAACAGCGGAAACTGATTCAGCTGTTAAACCGTATACCGCAGGCGAGCTTTTTCAGGAAATTGCGCTAGGACATAAGGTTGACGAATCAAGAATACCGCAGGAATTAGCTAATGATTATTCTGCTATTCGTCAGCAGCAATTAAATGCTGTTAATCAGCAAGCGCAGGTAACACAACAAGTTCAAGAAGTACCAACAATGCATCAGCCGGAACAGCAAGGACCTTCTCAGGAGGAATTGCAGCAGCAGGCAAGGCAGGCACAGCTTGAGGCACTAAGGGAAATTCAGAAAATGGCCGAAAATAAAGCCAAAGCTGACCTTGGTATCACTGATGAAGATATAGAGGATGCTGCGTATAGTGATGATGATGATGTTAAGCTAAAAATGCAGGCTTATAAGCAAGCAGTACAGATGAATATGAACATCATCAATCAGCAGATAATGGCAAACAGAGCCAAGCAGCAGGCCATTGAGGCACAGCGCCAGCAGGAAACGCAGGAAGCAATGGCGGTTATAGGTCCTAAATGGGAGGAATATAAAAAGGACCCGCACTATAATGAAATTGATGACATGATGGAGCATTATTATGAGAAGATGCCCTATAGTGAGGGAATAAAAGTCAAAGCATCTATAGATCGGCTGCTGTCAGGAAGACCTGTCAGAGCAGATTATGATATTCTTAATAACTATTATTTGAAAACTAAGGAAGCGTATTATGCTAAACAGACTGGCGTAGGGACAGTTCCTCAGCCAGTACATAAGAGTGCACCACCTTATGTAGAAGCTACTGGGCAGACTTCAGCAGCGCCACATAAAACAGTAGATTGGTCTAAAATGCGCAATATGACACCAGCTCAGCGCAGTCAGTTCTTTAGAGCAAATTTCCATTAAGGTATTATCCATAAGCGCGCATGGTTAATATATATGAGTTAAATTTTATTTTACGAGGTGAACAAAATGAATTTACGATTCGATTTACAGCGTTTTGCCGGTTCTTTGGTAAATACGTCTGAATCACAGTCTGTAACCTATGAGGCAGAAGGTCTCGATGATGATTACAGTAACATTATCACAAACATTGACCCGGACCATAATTTCTATCTAGGACAGATGCCGGTTGAAGCTGATGCGACAGAATTGGAATTTAATTGGCTTACTGAGAGCCTGAAACCACCAAAGCGCAATGCCCATCTTGAAATGGAAGATTATACGACTTCAAAAGTAGGCGCACTCGAACGCCGGAAAAATACGGTGCAGTTCTTCCAGGCAACCGGCCGTGTATCGGATGCGCAGCGCAAGGTCGCTAAAAAGTACAATCAGCAGGATGAATTCCCGCGTCAGAAGGAGCTGGCTTTCAAACAGCTGGCACGGGATATAGAGTTTGCTATTGCTACTGGAGCATTATCCCGCCTTGAAGCTGGCAGCATTCCAGCACTTACTGGCGGTGTTCCATTCTTCTTGCAGGCAGAGACACTTGCAATAACGGCTGACAGCTCTACTAATGTACTGACTTCGGCAGAAGCACATAAACTTACTACTGGTGACTTTGTTTATTTCAATAAGGATAAAGGCGCTAAACTTCCATCGGGAATCGTGGCAGGCCGTGAGTATTATGTAAACGTGCTTAGCGCAACGACTTTTGAGCTTTACAAGACGCTGGAGCTGGCAGTAAATGCTGCTTCTGCCGAAAGCGCAGTATCTACACCAGCTAAGGCTGAAGTAGTAGCTTTGGGCGATGCTGGCACCGGTGGTAAGTTCTACATTCTTAAAAACAACATTGTTGATGGCAATGGTGCAGACTTTACTGAGGATGAAATCAATGATGTTATGGAAATGTGCTACAAGCGTGGTGGTGATCCGACGATGGCCGTAATGAGTGCGGCTAATAAACGCCGGTTCTCGAAAATCATTACAGGGCAGGCACAGAAACAGCGCGGACAGAAAGAGCGTGATGTGGTAAATGTGACTGATACCTATATTTCCGACTTTGGTACTATAACGGCACATGTTCATCGGCAGTACGGCAATGATCGCATTGATTTTATTGACCCGAACTATTGGGCGCTCAAATATTTCAACCGCCCGCATGAGGTTTCAGGCTTGCCAAAGAAAGGTACATATACCGAGTACGTGTTGGAGGCGTCTATTGGTGTGAAAGGCACGCAGCCGAAAGCCAGCGGTGCTATTGTGAACTTGCCAGCGTGAAATAAAAATTGATAGAATACAGGGCTATTCCTAGGTGGGTAGCCTTTTTCTATTGGTTAGAAGGTGGTGACAATGTGATATTAAATCAAAAATTATATGAACGTGATGGCAAAACAGTGCTTCGCAATACCATAGATGTGTCACAAGCTATAGGCATGGCCAAAGAAGTAAGTGAATCACAGGCCCGTGGCAAGAATTTGATTCCACTAGGCTACATCCCGCCTGAGTATTGGAATTTTGACCCGTGGCTGCTGGAAGCTAAAAAGGCAAGGGCGGCAGGTGACCGGCATGAATATCAGAAGTATGTAATGAAGTTTTTTAGCCTGCATCCAGAATTTGCAGTGCTAAGAAGTGCAAAGTATTGGAGTGGTGCTTAATGAAAGCAATAAATATCCTGCGAGCTGTAAGACAGAAGGAGCAGGATAATGATGAAGTAAAATATAGTGACTATGATATAACCTGTGCTATGAATGAAGTGCTGAGGTATGTCAATGTGGACCTATCAAATAAGGGCAATGATTATCTGCACAAAATGGCCAGATATAACCAGGATGAGATTAACGCGGCCATAGCAGCTGATAATGAAGCCAATGTTGATACGCCGGAATATGAACCGAAAGAATTAGTTGACTTTGCTGTTACAGGTGTCAAAGTTCCTGATAGTTTTATATCCATTATGTATATTCAGCGGACGGATGGTTATAGACTGCATCCAGTCAGCACGCTGCTGGAACTGCAAAGCGGGTATGGCGAAGATAAGTATCTTATGGCTGGCGGCAGGATTTATGTTAAGCACAAAGAGTTCATTTTAGGCTATATGGGCGGTGCTGCACCAGTAAAGAATATCGAAAAAGATGAAGTTGATTTGCCGGATATATTCTTTGATACACTAGTGAAACTTATTCGCATAGTGCTTAATAATAATGACGTAGATACTATGACCCAGGCAGTAACCGGAGCAGTTGATGAAGTTATTCCAAGACGGCGATACAGCAACTCAAGACAAAAAATGCCATTTTATTTGTGAGGTGAGAGTATGAAGGTTGAAAAAGCGGTAGCCAACATAAAGACGGCTACACATGATATATCTGATGAATACTCTACCGATGAGTGCATAGTTTTTTTGAATACGGCGGTACAGCAGATTTCCTACCTGCTTATTGCGGCAAAGTCCCCGCAGATGGTTATGGAGATAAAAATTCATAACTTAGAGGACTTGCCTGATGATTTTGTAAAGACTGCTGGAACTTACCCTATTAAAATTACAGGGCAGAAAATGGCGTTTCTTGATGAGGAAATGGATGAAATTCGTTTCAGATACTTTGCGACTAAAAAGCAGATTGAGGATATTGTCGAGGATATGCCATTCAGACACGAGCAGCTTAACGATGTAGCAGTCAAGAGCGCAGTCCTGCTGGCACTTAATCAGAATGAGTATGATATATCGCAGGATAAGGCTTTAGTCGATGAGATTAAGCAGGTAATTGCGCAGGGCATGGCAGATACATAAGGGGTGAAGCGTTATGGCAGAAGAAAAAGCGACAATTCTTAGAGTGCCTGACCTGCCTAACGTGGTAAAGGGCGATGGTCGCTATCTCATGACATTGCTAAGGGATTTTTTAGCACAGACAGCGCATGAAGTAAACCTTGCTAACGGTTTTTCGGCAGATGATATACAAAAGGCCGATGAAGGAAAGATACCAGCACCGAAGAATTTTTTCTTGTCGTTTGACCGCTTGGGCGGGGTGCTTACATGGTCGCATGTTTATGACGTAGAAAATCTAGCTTATTATGAGACACGTACAAACAAGCAGTTAGGCAATGTTGATGGTTTGCTGGAGCGTACGAGAGACAATAAATCAACCGTACTGCCTACTAGCTATGTTGGTCATATCTACCTGTTTGCAGTCAATAAGAATGGCGATAGCAGTACAGGAGTGGAGCTGCACTATTCCAAGGCTAGACCTACCGCACCTAAAGACTTGGCACTTACCAAAAACCAAGAGGGTACATTAATATCTTTTTTGGAAATTCCGTTAGATTGCATGGGGGCTAATATTTATATAAACGGTATGCAGTATGTATCGACTGACAATCTTTTCTTATATACCGACCCTGATATTATCAAGACAGTAAGTGTTGCATACTATGACCAATTTGGTGAGGGCGAAAGAGAAACACTCTATTGTATTTTGCCTGATGTTACTAATTTTATGGTTGAGCGTAACGATTCACAGCTGTATTTTTACTGGGACGCAGTTGAAATACATGGCGTTCACTATATAGTAAAAGTTGGTGTTACGCCCGATTGGAACAAGGCACTACAGCTTTTTGATACGCCAAACAACAAGCACAGGTACATTTATCCTAATACTGGTGACTACTACATGCTGATTAAAGCGGTTGACGAGCATGGAAACATGTCAAAAAATGCTACTTATGTGTTTTGTACCAATCAGCATGATATTCATAAGAATGTTATTATTGAGCTTGACCAGGAGCAAGTAGCATATAATGGCGTTAAGAACAACATGTACTATGACGCACCAGCACAGGAACTGAAGCTAGATAAGGAAGGTACGCATGGCGAATATATCGTTGATGTGGAACTCCCACAAGTTTACAGGGCCCGTAATTGGTTCGAGTACAAAGTCATAGGCGAGACAAATTCGACTATTCTATGGGATGATATGGACTGGCTATGGGATTCAGTTGAAGCCACCAATACCATGTGGAACGGCACTATTGGTGATTTGCAGGGCGTGACGGTAACACATGAAATAGCTAGGTATACAGGCAAGCGGGCTGAGGGCTTTATTGATATAGTCGGGCTTAACAAAACGCTTGAGAGTGATTCAAAGGTAACTCCGTTTGAAGCACAGCACGCTGACAGCTACCGTGATGGCAGATGGCATACAGGACTTTATATTGGCGATACTACTAGGCTTGCATATAAGATTGCTGCTCCTGATGTGTTTACGTTTTCATTCAATATAGCGTTCAAGAAGGGCATAAAAGATACTATGCTGGCAACTATAAAAGGCAATAGCGGGTATTTAGTTCTTGGTGTTGATGGTGACAGTAACAAGATGTTCTTGCGTGGCAGTGACGGTATCACGGTATGGACTGATGAATTAGCTATAAGAGAGCGTGACTGGCTGACGGTAGCCATTGCGCAGGACGCACAGGAACGCAGGTTATTCGCTCATTCGATGAACTATGACATTATTTTCTATGGCAAAGAAAAAGCAACACCAATCGGAGCTTTTTCAGAAATATATCTATATCCTAAATTATGAGGTGATATGATGGATAAATTAAAACTAAAAGGCAGCTTTACAGGCATTTTGCGACATAAGGACGGCAGTGTTGAAGTAAGACGGAAAGACAATCTTATTTTGAATGTTGGTTTTGACTTTATTGCAGACGCTATCGGCAAAGCAGACAGCAGGCCTGCCTGCATGGGCTATACGGCGGTAGGCACGGGCACCGATGAGACGGCACCAGAGCAGACGACACTTGTTCAAGAATTAGCCCGCAAGCCTGCTACTTATGAGCATACGGCAGGTACTAAGGTATTTACTTATACGACTAAATTTGCCGAGGGGGAAGCTACGGGCGCAATCACGGAAGCAGGTATATGCAATGCGTCTAGCGGTGGTATTTTCCTAGACAGGGTAACATTTGCTGTTATCAATAAAGGCAGTGATGATACCTACGAATCACATTTCCAATTCACTCTGTCATAATAAGAGGTAATAGTCATGGGGACGGTATCGACACTAAAGGCACTGTACACATGGGACACGGCTGATTTTAGCTGGGAAGCATTTCAATGCACTAATGAAACGTGGGATAACTTTGGTATATATAGTCATAACCGTTCTGATACGCACTATATTAGTGTAGGCGAAAGAAAACGCCGTGACCTAGGTAAATGTACCAAGGAAAAAATAAAACCCGCAGAACGGCTGTCACGGAGTTTAACTACGCTTGCAGGCAGGGAAAACATAACTACACAAGAAACCTATTGGGACTTGATAAACTACCTGCTGAAAGTCGTAGAAAATGCTAACATAGTAGATAACAATACTAATGGCACGGCACATGCAGAACATGAAAGAGTGGCTATAGCGGACAGCAGAACGATAAGCTTAAGTTCTTTGACGCTTGAACAGGTAGCCGTGATAGACCAGGCACTAAGGCACGCAGAATTTCATAAGAGTTTTGATGAAGCAGTGAAGGCTATGGAGTTTCATGCTAATCATGCTGAAACGAAGGCGAAAGAACAGACTTCTATCAAAGAATACCGCAGGCAGGATATGAAGCAGGGGAGCAGGGAACATGTAGATTTTCTTGAAACCTTGCGTCATATAGCCGATATGAAGCGTGAATTTGCTGAGAACGTCAATGCTGCTGAAGGTTATGCTACTCACTATACCGAAAGACAGCGGGAAGAATTTCATACTAAAGACAAAAAATTCCATGCAGCTGACGGCGTGCTTGCTGATGTGGCAGTCAAAAAAGGTGCTATGGATATGGACGCTTTTAAAATTTTGGTCAATCAGCCCGCTGGCTATGAGCACTTTATACCGTACATAGTCGGTGAGTACGAATATCAAAAAGCCTTGGTCAGATTAAGCATTGAAGCGGGTTCAGCGGGTGCAGAACCTGCCGTCTATGACGCAGTTATTCATGTTGATATAGATGATACTGTTGACCGTGGCAAGACGGCTATAACCGATACCAGCAAGGCAACGAGGATTCATTTCAGCAAGCACTACTATACTAAACCAGAGGTAGCAGTCGCTTTATATAGCGGCAATACAAAGGACGGAGCTATAACGCCAAACATCACTGATATAGACAAGGACGACGCAGGCTACTATTTTGAAGTGGAACTTCTAAAAGACGACTATACAAGAACAACAGGCACTATATCTTGGCAGGCAGTAGGCTATTAAAGGGGTGATAAAATGCAGTCATTCAAAGAAATTAATGGGCAGGATAACATAAAGAACTCCCGAACAACGATAAACGATTCGATAAAAACAGTTATGAGCAACAACAGTGGTACAGCTTTTCCAACAACTAACTTGCAGGTAGGTATGAAGTGCTATAGAACCGATTTAGGCAAAACGTACACGCTTATTGATGTTGCCAACAAGACTTGGAAAGAAGATAATCATGCTACACTTGCAGATTCAGCAAATAAACTAAGTGGTCTGACTGTAGCGGGGAGCAATGACAGCCAAGCTATCACGAACAAGATTCCGAAAATAGATGGCAGTGGTGTCATGGAAGTTGGTAAATACATTGACTTTCATAGCACTAACAAGCAGACTACAGACTATACTGCCCGCATAACAGCTAATGACGACGGCACTATAAGCGTTAGCGGTGGTATCAATGCTACGCTTAAAGGCAATGCGTCTAGTGCAAGCAGTGTACCGTGGGCGGGTGTAACGGGAAAACCAAGCACGTACCCGCCGTCAGGTCATAATCATGACAGCGCATATCCTGCAATAAACGGCTCAAGGGCTACTGGTACGTGGGGAATTAATATAACTGGTTCGTCTGCTTCATGTACGGGCAATGCGAAAACAGCAAGTTCATGTACTGGTAACTCTAGCACGGCGAATACGGCAGGAAAAATCGGGGAAGGCGGAAACACTAATAATCCGATAACTTTTCATTGGTCAGGACAAAAAGGTCAGCCGACTTGGGTGTGGGGTGGGAATGACAGAGCAAATCAGTATGTCTACAATCCAAGCAATTTCAGTGTCAACTATGCTAGCAGCGCAGGCAGTGCCAATGCGGTAGCATGGGGGAATGTATCGTCTAAGCCAGTAAGCATAGTCAAGGTAGCGTCGTGGGACGGCTCAACGCTTAATCTAACGACTTGCACGTAATCGGAGGTAACATGGGTAATTTTTTATACGGCGGTAAACGCCCAACTAGTATTACATATCAGGGAAAAGATGTGCAGACATTAAAGTACAATGGGGTTACTGTGTGGAGCAAGTTAGTAACGCAGGCACATTCCCGTACTGCAATGTGGGGTGGAATAGACGATGCTTTGAAAGAGTTCAACGATACACTTTATCTGCCACCAGGAGTAGACGTGTGTTGTGTTCGTTTCTTCAGAGGTGACAGTTTAAACTATTTTGAGAACCATCCTGCTGAAGAATATGTCATAAAAGTAAAAGACCCGCGATTTATAACTTTCAGATTCGACAATAAAATTATTACAAATGGTAGGCGCTACTCGATTAGTGTAAATATGACTTTATATTCGGAAAGAGCAGATCATAGTATGCAGGCACATGACTTGTCTTATACTATTTATAATAAAGAAGACCATGTTGGTGATCCGGCTTTTAGTATGCGGGTGGATATAATTTTCGGACCGTATTGGAATGAGCATGATTTTAGCGACAACACAAGTGACCACAAGCATTTAGATTGGACTAAGTAGGAGGACAACATGGGCAATTTGCTTTTCGGGGGGGGTACGACCTTCTAATATTTTGTATAACGGCAAAGAAGTTCAGACGGTTAAGCTGGACGGGGTAGTTGTATGGCAGAGATATGTACCTGTACCAGCAGGAAGCAAGCAAGTAACAACTAGCTTTACAGTGCCAGCTAGGGTTACGGTGGTTAAAATCGTAGGATATAGCGGAGAACAACAAAGAGAGTATACTGCTTATGTAAAAGTGACACCGGGAAAAACTTACAAGGTATCTTGTGGCGACCAGTACGATGTAAGCCTAAATGATAATGGTGATGAAGATATATGGTGGCAAGACTATATGATAAGCATAGGCAAGTTTCAAATGGGGGATATATGGGGCGGTAACTATTCAGTAATTGATGATAAAGTAACTATTTCGTGGTCAGAAGAAATAAACAAGCACGCAACTAACGGCTCAGCCGACTAAAAAAAGAGGGCTTTTCGCCCTCTCTTTATTGCTGGTCATGCTTTTCTTGCGTTTGACATCTTCGATGCATTTACTCGTCACCTCTTTCGACTAGCTTTAATTTTGTTCCTGGCACTACGATGTATGAAGTGCCAAATTCATCACTGACAGCCACCGCTTTATAGCCGAGTTTGTGTGCGAACCAGCAGGAGGCTGATTGAAAATTCCAGCTCATTTCTGCCGTGTCAGTGCTATACTGACCAACCAACGTATATAAAGCATTAGCAAATTTTTCTGTTAGATCTTCATCAAGCTCATCATTATAGATATCCTTAATTTCGCTGACGTAATCTATGAACTCAGCAAGTTCATCATCATCTAAGACGTTAGACAATGACGAAACTGCTAATTCATATGCGTCGTCACTATATGCGATATACGTGGCGGCTAAGATATCCTCATCAGGGATATCCCCGTCTTCATTATCGATAGTATAGAGCCAGCTCCCGTGAGAAAGCGCCGCACTTTTCCTATCTGAAAAAAACATTCCGTAGAAATAGTAATCATCACTATCCTCCGGACTTCCTACCGTTAGATTTTCTAAAGGTTCACTTGTACCGTGAAATAGCACATAGTTTAAGTTTTCCATTTTAATTTCCTCCTTTTTCCCTCCCTTCATTGGGAGGGAAACCACAATTATTTTTTCATCGCTGGTGCTTTCTTACCAGCTTTTTCGTAGCAGGCTTGTCGTATATACTGAGCAAGTGACAAGCCCTGTTCTTGCGCAAAACCTTTGATGATTTCACGCTCCCCAATTGGGACGCTACAACTCAGCTGCTCGTAGTTAGCTGCATTATATTTATTGTTTGCCCGATAGCGGGCGGGAGTTATTTTCATGTTTATTACTCCTTTTATTAACGTCCTGCCAGCGCCAGCCAGCAGGACTACTACACATTAGCCGATGCAATTAATCAGCTGGTCAATATTTAGTATGGATTGACCAATGTCGTAATACGCTGGGTCATCGCAGTCAATCACGATAACGCCGTCAACGACATCGCACTTTACGCAATCCGTGAAGTAGCTTGTTAAGTCGGCTATGACTTTATCATCATCGGCTTCATAGCCGAGAACCGTGCTCTCAACGATAAGCGCTTCCTGCTTCCTTTCGTTTGAAGCATTGCTCCAAACGGATTCTATGGCGTCTCTAATTTCATTCGTCTTCGTCATGATAAACCTTCCTTTCTCCCGCATAAGCGGGAAACCACTTGTTTTTTGTTTTTTTATCTTAGGTTGTTTCCCTTTTGATGATTTTATTGTACTCATATTAGTACATAATGTCAAGTCTTTTTTTTAAATTTTTTTTGAGCTTTAAAAGTTTTTATGCTATATATAGTAGTAAAATGTCAATGTAAGCTATTTTATGGCTTTATAAAGTAGATACAAAGAAAAAATACGCACTTGCGCTTAGCAGGTGCTTTTTTAGTGTAAAAGAGAGGTGTATATATTATGTCACAGTATAAATTGTCGAGTGATTTTACTAAGATAGCAGAGAGCAGTGGTGTCTTTTATGTCATGCCTGGTCAGTCTATAGAAGTAAGTGATACAGCTAAGGCAGATACGGGCTTTGTCTTGCACGGCGGGTGTGCTAAGACGTATGCAAGCAGCGGTATCGTGTACGCAAGGGCGCTTGGCAGCCATGCTACGCTAAATGTGGTGGCTGGTACTTTATCATAAGTAAGAAGGTGATTTTATGCGCCGTACAAGCAAGCACCAAGCTACTCAGATAGCTTTTAATGACTTCACAGGCGGTATAAATGTCATGTCTGACGGCGATATGATAGCGCAGAATGAGCTTCAAGAGTGCCAAAACCTGCTTTTTAGCGGATTTCAGCGGTCTTTGTCGCCCCGTGGTGGCTTGTCTAAGCCTTTTTTTACGCTTGAGACAGAGATACTATCGCTTTTTTATGATGTCGATACCAACACTTTTTTGCTTTTTACTATAGATGGCGGGATATATCGAGTAGTCACTATAGATAAAGCACCCGAGAAAATCGGCAGTCTGACTGGTACTAAGCGTCCAATGTGTGCAAAATTTCAAGACAGGATATGGATAGCAAGTGGCGACTATCTTCAATATTACGACTATTCGACTAAAGAGAGCATAAAGACGGTGCTATCATCGCCAAAATGCGATATAGTATTCCAGCGCTTTGCACGGCTATGTGTATGTATGACCGGCAGTGACCGCATTACTTATAGTGCTACAGGTGACGGCGAGAAGTGGACTACTGATGATAATGACGCTTCTAGTGGTCAGTGGATAGATATAGGCTATGGTGACAGTGGTGATGTGATAGCGATAGCACCGCTGGCAACTGACTTGATGATTTTCAAGTCAAATGGCATGGTTTACCAGCTGACTGGTGACGCTGATGTAAGCTCGTGGGCGGTATATCGTATAGCGACTGAAACGGATATAGTCGGTCGTCAGTGTGCTATGCCGGTCGGAAATGACGTGATTTTCGTGACCAGAGGCGGGCTTAGAACGCTTGCTACTACTATGGATTACGGGAATATTGCTACGGGTGACATCGGGCAAAAGTTCACGGCATTGGTCACACAAGGTCAGTATGAGCCTAGGCTTTTCAATCTGAGACGCAGGAAGCTGCTACTGATACGTCCGACAGCCGATTGGCACTATCTTATAGCTTTCAATTACGCCATGGGCAGTGCTACTACACTTAAATTTGCGCTGCCGATTACAGACATAGTAGAGACTTTAGACAAGGTGATAGTTGCTAGTGGTAGCAGTCTGTATGAGCTATCTGATGAGCTTAGTAAAGATGTAGACGAGCCTATCGAGTACAAAATGCGTTTTAAAGATACTGTAAGCACTGAAAAAATCATCACACGGGCGGTAGATACAGACGCTGACGCTCCAAGTGCTGGCAAGCTGCACTTAAAGCTAGATAGTGTAGAAGTTGATATGCCCACAAATTACCGCCGAAAGATACGGTGTAATCACACGACACCGAAAATGACGCTTGAGATTACGAGCACAACGCCTTTTTATCCTAAGCATGTGATAGTGGAGGTGGCTGACTTATGACACTTGATGAATGGATAGATCTTTACAACAGCAAGAATCCGCATGATAAGTTTCAGCGTGACAATAGGTATGCGCTTTTCTTTAAAGAAGATAAAGGATTCTGTGAGGTTCTTATGACAAAACGCATGGCATTTATTGGACAGCTTGGCGGTGATGCACGCTATTGGAAAAATGCCGTAGATAAGGCGGCAGAAAAAGCAGGTATACATCACGGTGGTACTATAAATATCCGCTGTAATCCACCAGCATATTTCAGATTGTTTGGCTATAAAGTAGTAAAAACAAAGTTACTGAAAGATGGTGCGACTAGATATCAGGCAATAAATAAAACTACAAAGAAGATGGGCTATGCTTCGCCAGCATTCAAATATAAGGATGATGGCAGGCAGGCCTTTTATATTACATGGGATATATAAGGGGGGTGCAGAAATCTATCAGCAGATGTGGTTTGATAGACCACAAGATAATTTACCCAGCGAAGTATACAGAAAATATTTTCATCGTTGCTACTTCAAAGGACATTCGACAACCGTTACTAATACCAGTACCTATACTCCATCAGAGGAAGAAAAGTATCTGATGAAGCAGCAGGGCAAATACGTTGATGCTGTTATGCCAAATGCTATAGCGCTTAATGATTATGCTATGAATTTGCTTAGAGATTCTCTAGGTACGGTTCAGGTCGACTATAACGCCATGAACAAAAATTCACAAAATCAGATAGGCAATGCGACAAATGGGTTGGCAGGGCTTATTGGCAGTAATAATTCAGCAACTAACAGCGCTAACGGCACGCTTGGTGATTTAGTAAATCAGAATTATAAGCTGGCTAATAGTACATCAAATCAGTATGGAAATCTTGCGGGAAGCTATGTTGATTCGGCAAATAAAGCAAATAGTACGCTTAGCAGCTTAGAAAATGGCAATTTGCCTTCTGCATATCAGCAGAATATGGAAAAAAGTATCAACTCAGCGGTTAATAATACGGTTGGCAAAGCGATTAACAATTTAGGCAATCGAGGCGTACTAAATTCGTCCGTAACATCGAGTGCACTTAATGACATTGAGAAAAATGCCAGCGACAGTGTGGCATCACAATATCAAAACAATATTAATCAAGCAGCCAATCTTGCCCAGCAGCAAAATCAAAATACTAACAATGCAACGAACAGCTTAGGTGATATTATAAGCCGGCAGTACGGTGTTAATAGTGGTGCTCTTGGTCAGGCAGGAGCCATAACACAGCAGCAGCTAAGCAATACGCAGGGCAATAACAGTGCTAACCAAGGTTTGTATGGCAATCTTATTGATTCAGCTACATCACCTATTACGGCAGCGGCAACAGCGCAGGAAGCAGCGCAGACGCCAGCAATGAATTTGTGGCAGACTTCGCTCGGTCTCAATGGTGCCAATACTGGAGCGTTGGCCGCAGCTGCCGGAAAAGGAACTAGTACATCAACACAAAATCAGCATACATCAGGCGGCAGTTTCTTTGGCAACTTGCTAGGGTCAGCTGTAGGTGGTGCTGCTATGGGCTGGGCTTCTTGTTTCCCAGAGGGAACTATGATTGACATGGCTGATGGCAGTAAGCGGGATATTAAACATGTTCATGCAGGTGATGAAGTCATGACTGCTGACGGTGCCCCTGCTAAGGTAGTAAAGACGATGGAGCCTAGATACAGCGACGTTTATTGTGTCATTGCAAAAGACGGTCATACGAGTACCACACTTACACAGAGCTTTATGAAGCCTGATGGCGAGTATGTAATGCTAAGTTACCTTACGATTGGTACAGAGCTTAAAAATGTTGGCAAAGTTCAAAGTGTTGTCTATAGCGGTGAACGCAAGGTCTATGATTTGCAGGTTGACGGCGCAAACAACTACATTGCGGATGGCTTCATTGCCAATGGTGGCAGCAGCGAGATATGGGGTGATGATTAATGGGCTGGTGGGGTGATATAAGAGATGATGTTTTTTCACCGGAGCTTGGCAGTGCTTTAGGGGCAGCACTAGGTAATGCCTGGGCACAAAATTATAATCAGCGTGGCATAGATAAAGCTAGTGACGCTATCAAGAGGTATCAGCAGGATATGCTTGATAAGTATGCTGATCAGCATAGAGCAGAAGCAGCAGAGGCATTAAAGAATCAGTCTAATGCGGGTGATTATGTAGGTCTTACACCACAGCAAGGTTTATTAAATGCTAAACGTCGCTGGTGGCAGGCACAGAATGATGCACAATATTTACTTAATAATGGTTACGGTGAAGATTCCGATGATGTAAAAAAATTCCGTGATATACAAAATACGGCACATACTATGGCCGATGAGTTCCGTAAGATTGGTGACAGAAAGCATATAGATATGTCAAAAGTAGGGGGGAATGTCAACAGTTTAGCTGCTGCCAAAGCTGCTGCTGAGGCGGAAATGTCACCAAATTACAGATTTGGCAATTATCAAATGCCAAAAAATGAGCTGGATATATCATATAAGAAGCCACCCACCAAAGAAGAAATAGCTCAGGCAGCATTAGGACTAAAGCCGTTTAACTATGCGCCTACCAAAGCAGAAATAAGTGAGCTGTACAGAAATGGCAATGCATCGCCACAGACATTACAGGAAGTAGCTAATGAATTAGCTGGAGCACAGCCAGTAAGACAAAACGGACCAGCACAAAATCAGCTTCCGGCGGGAAATAATACTGCCAATACTAATCCTTATACGTTCAGTGTTAAGGAGGTTCAGGAAGCTGCCAAACAGGCCTATAGTAATCCAGATACCATTACCATGCAGGATATATACGATGTCTATGGCAAGGGTGCAGATTACAACACTGTGTTAGACGCAACAGCCAAGCAACTGGCTATGAAAGATATTGCTAGCGAAAAAGCTTCACCGGATTATCGGGATAATTTGCGCCGTGCTTTGATTAACCAGGGGTTGCCACAAAATCAGGTTGAGGCGGCGTTGGCCAAGATGGATAAGCAGGAAGCAGAAAAGACTAAGAAAATGCTACAGGGTAAATTCATTGAAAGCCTGGCAAGCAATCCTCAAGCTGGAAGTATGCTGGCTATGCTGGTAGCATCCGGCGCTGATCCGAAAGACATTATCAATGCTTTTGATAAAACGAAGCGTAATTACACTATGCATGAAACTGATACAGGTGATAAGAAGTATGTTTCTTATTATGACCCGAGCGGTTATGGTGCTGGCAGTACGCAGACATTCAACAAAGCAATAAGTCCAACGGATAAAATGAAGGGGAATCTTACAGCCCGCGGTCAGAATTTTGGTTATCAGACGGCGGTTATGAAAGAGCAGGCAGCAAATAAACGCAAGGCTGCGGATATACAAGCAAGAGATAAATGGCACGCCGAAGATTTAGCAAGTAGAAATTACCAAAGAGGTGCTAAATCATCAGCAGCAACAGCTAAGGAAGAAGGTCATAAAGCCAAATATGACCAGTATATACAGCAATATCTTAATGGCGATATAGATTTTAATGGGTTTAAAGAAAAAGCTATTGGTATTCCTGGGCATGATGAAGATGATAATGCTTGGGAGGATAATGAATTGCATTATCTAGGGAATTTCTTAAGAGAATATAATCGGGACCCAGCAAATCCAAATACCAAAATTTATTGGGATGATATAAAAACAGGCAATGACGAGCTTTTGGCACGTATAGATCCTGATATTATTCAAGACATGAGGAACCGATATGGTGATTAATTCTTATATTGGAGGACGCAAATGTCATTTTTAAAAGAACATGCAATAAGCAATCCTGTAGTAGCTGGCGTATCAGCTGCTGCACCAAAAGAAAAGGGATTGTTTTCAACCATAATGGATAACTTAGCAGGCGGAGCCGAAAGCGTAATTGGTGGCGGGCTTGATTATATAGGAGCACAACTGAAACGTTTTGACGAGGCAGGGCGGGAAAGTTCTTATGTTGATTCAATCCGCAATTCAGATGAGGGTACGCTTGGTAAATGGGGCGATTCATTTATAAATAATGGTGAATATCTTAATGATAAAGCAGCTAAGAATTTTGCTGAATCTGGCACGCTTGATAAATATCAGGATATGAGTATAATTGACAGATTAACCAGTGCTGATTATTTGACAGACAAACGAGGTCTGCTGGCTGACTTTAGTCAGATGGCAGGTTCGGCTATTCCGTTTGCGGCTGCTAGTGCCGCAGCACCATTTGGCGGTGCTGGCGCACTTGCTGCACGTGGTATTGGTTCAATGGCTGCCCGTGCTGGAGCTAAGCAGATAGGCAAGGCTATTATGTCAAAGGCAGGACAGCAGGCAGGAGCTTCAGCAGCAAAATGGGCCTTAGGTACGGGACCACTGGAAGCAGCAACTAATGCCGGCGATATGTATGCTGATTTAAAAGACGAGGGACTTTCTGATGATGAAATTGCTCGTCGTATGAATAGCATGATACAAGAAGAACTGCCAATGGATATGCTTACTCAGGGTATTATGGGACCTATCCTTGAAGGTAAAGGCTTTAAGCCGATATTCAAACGGGGTGGCAGAGCAGGCAAGATTGCCGGCTATGGCGTTAATATTCCGGGCTCGGCAGCCTCGGAGTATGCTCAGGAAATGACACAACAGCAGGCACAAAATAAATGGAGTGGCAAGCCGTATGGTACGTTCTTTAATCCAACAGAGGACGAACAGCAGGCAGGACGAGCTGCCTTTATGGGCAGCCTGCCATTAGGTCTGTTTGGCGCAGGCCATACTGCTTATAGGGATTATAAAGCTAGAATTAATAGAATGAATAATGAAGCTGCTAAAAGTAATCCTAATAATCCATTTAATGGCATGGAAGAAACTGCTGGCAATAAAACAGAGATTGCTGATGTTCCGGAAAGCACAGTTACAGTACAACGTGGCAATGCTAATAACGGCGGCAGCGACAAAGAAGCATTTTTCAACGCTATTGAAATGCAGGAAAGCGGCGGTGATCCTGATGCGGTATCATCTACGGGTGCGCGTGGTGTTTATCAGATTCAACCGGAAAATTGGGATGCATGGTCAAAAGAAGCTGGTCTTGGTGGTGCAAGCATGGATGATGATGATGCGTACCGTCAAGTCGGACGTTTTAAAATGGGACAGTATTTTGATGAGTATGGTCCAGAAGGGGCATTAGTTGCATGGTATTCCGGTCCAAACAATGCTCAGCGCTGGGTTGATGGAGAAGCTACTGACCAAAATGGCAGACCTTGGGATGCGCCACAGGGCAATGGTCCATCCATAGCGGGCTATGTAAATAGTGCAATGGGGCATTTTGCTGATGAAAAAGCGCAGTCACCAGCTTTAGATATTCCACAGACAGCAGACTATACTATAAGCGGTGAAGTTTCTAATCCTAATCTCACTGATTTGACTGAGCAGAAATTAAGACTGTTAGACCGTGACTATTATAACCAGTATGGACGGCACTTCTATATAACGTCGATGGCTCGCAATGGCGGTGGTGAAAGCTGGCATGATTCGGCACAGGCTTTTGATACGGCCGATGATTTTCTTGAGGGCAATGCGGATGCGCGTAACTGGTTAATAGATAAGGCTAAGGAATATGGATTATATGGTTTAGATGAATATAGTAATCCTTCGGCTAATGCTACCGGCGGTCATTTACATTTCAGTGACCATGGCGAAGCTTTAAATGGCAGTGGTGGCAGTTATAATATAACTGTTCCCGGATTCAATTTATCTCAATATGACCTGACACCAGAGCAGGAAAAGGCGAATATGGAAGCAGCGCAGGCACTTATTAGCAATAATGAGGTGACGCCGGAGCAGCAGCAGTCAGTAATGGAAATGGCTACTCAGTTGATGAATATGCCAGTAAGTGATGATGTAAATGAGGACGCAGCCCATGCAGCTGCTATGCAAAATGCAATTGATGGTGGTGATATTGGCGCAATATTTAAGATGCATCCGCAGGAAACTGCTAATGCTATGATGAAGCCCGTGATGGCAGCTAAAGCCCCATCACCAAGGAGAGCGCCTGCTACACCGAAAATTGACAATATTAATCCGCAGGCACCAGCACAGACAAGAGTTTCAACTAATTATGGCAACAGATTTGCTCAGACAGTAGATGATATCACTAAACTGGCATCACAGGGAAAAATTGCTGAGGCTGCTTTAGTTGCCCGCAGTAATGGCTGGAACAATACTATGGTCAATCTGCTGACGCAGGGAGTTAATGCCTCAGCTGGCAACATTCAAAATGCTATCATGAATGGTATCCAGCTTGATGTGCCAAATGCTTTCCCCGCACTGCCGGAAAGTCAGGGACTGGCTGGCAATATAAAAAATAATCAGCAGCATATTTCAATAGCAAATCTTGAAGAGTTAGCCAGCATAGCAAATAATAACCCGCAATATGCTGCTGCACAGGCCACACAGCAAAATCTGACCACAACGGCTAGTGCTATTATGCAGTCAGCTATGAACGGACAGCCAATAGACAGCGGCCTTTTAGACAGCACTATACAGCAGGATTTAAACAATAAACAGAAACAGGCTAATGCCAACCGTCAAGCAATAGACGCACGTATGCAGAAAGCTGGGCTTGCAACTAATCCTGCTACGCCTGACGCAGGTATCATTGTTCCGAATGGCGCACCTGCTGAAACTCCTGATATTGTTATTCCCGACACGCCAAAACGTAAAGCACCAACCGTAAATACCAATGACTTAATGGCACGACTTAATGATTCACCTGTATTTCGTCAAGCAAAAGCCAAGGGCGATATAGGCGCAATGGCAAATGAAGCGGACGCAATGGGTTTCCATAAGGAAGCAGAGCAAATCAGAAACAGTCAGTATGGCAATGTTCCAAGCAAGTTTGACTATAAAAAACGGTTAAGTGAAGTCAAGAAAATGTCACGGGCTGACCGCATTGAACTAGGCAAGGAGCTTTTAAATGAGCTGGAAGCAAAGAATATTCCTGTTAATGATAATTTGCGCAATGACCTAGAACATGGCGTGCCAAAGGCTATAGTCAATGCTGAGAAGAAACTTGCTAATGCTGAAAACAACGATGAAGCAGAGCAGAAAGTTAAACCAGCTGAGGAAGCAACACCCGCTATTGCCAATAATGAAGCAGCTGAAAATGTTCCTGAGCAAGATAAACAGGAAGTTAAGGCAGAAAAATCAGCTAAAGAAGATACTGTTCTAAAAGGAGTTAGCGGTATCTATGAATCTGACATAAAGGACTATATCGACCGTGGCTATAACATTGAAAGCTATCGTGGACACTTGGAAAATGGTAAACCTGTATATAATCTTGACTTTGCAACGTCTAAGGATAAAGCTCGTTTTGTCAAAGACTTCTATGGTGAATCAGAAGAAATTGATACCGATACGAGCGAACCTGACTATGCTAAAGAGCTTGACGAAGGACAGGAGAAAAAGGCAGAAGCTGAACCAGCAGATGACGGCAATAAAAAAGCCACCAATGAAGGTGGTTATAAACTAGCTGACGGCTATACAACTGAATCGGGTAAGCCGATTAACGAAGCTGACGAGCGGGAATTTATTGTAAAGCCTGATGGAAGCAAAGACTTTGGCGAGATTTCGCAAGCTATTTCTAAGGCAGTCAAAGAACAAAGCGGAATAGAATTAAATACTGGAAAAATAAGATTGCGTGTTGGCAATGAAAAAGAGGGATTAATTCATGCTAAGAAACATGAACAACAGGCTAAAGACGATGGATATAATTCCATTGAGGATATGATTGCTGATGTTGCCAGCAGTTTTGATAAAATATATTTGAGAGAGCCGGATAATGAACATGGTAATTCGACATATTCCTTAATAAAGCGTGGCAACAAAGCTAAAGGGAAAATGAACGGCGTTGAACCAGTATACTTTGAAATGCAGGATGATGGAAAAGGTAATTATTATATTGTTCTGTCAGTTATGCCTATGGGGGATAAAAACGTTAAGCGGAATATAGCAAAAAAAGACCGCTTGATTTACAGCAGTCCGGGCTTAGATACTGCCACCATTTCCAACGATGGTGCGGTGTCCCATGTCAGCCTTGATGTTGGAGCCGATACTCATGGGGGTTACCCTACATCCGATAAATCAAGCGGTTCTTCTACTTCCAATATATCACAGGAGCAGAAGCCTAGCAAGGGAAAAGTTAAGGAAAAGGGAACCGAACGAGCTGGAACTAAGGGTAATGAAACAGTTGCCGAAGGAAACGGCGGAGAAGTATCTAGCGAGCATACACAGGGGACTGAAACCGTTCAATCCGAACCCGTGGTAAAAGATGAAAAGCCAAAAGAAGAAAAGAAACATAGGATTTTCTCAACACAGGAGGAAGCCGAAAAAGAGCTTGAAAAGGCTTTAGGTATTCGACCTGTAAAGAAAAAGGCTGAGGAAAAAACAGCTAAAGCAAAAGATGAATCTAAGGATAATAAGCCGAAGGATATTGACCCTAAAAAATTTGCTGGCGTTGATATTTCAGAAGAAGCCGAAACAAAATTAGTAGCAGAGTTAAAACAGGCACTTAAAAAATCCCGCAACAGATTAAATTCCCTGCCGGTATTTGACCCCGACATTCTTGCACCAGCATTTAAGTTAGGCAGACTGTATGTAGCACGTGGCGCAAAAGGATTTACTGAATTTGCTAAGACCATGATTGATACTCTTGGTGATGATATACGTGGATGGCTGCACCCTGTATGGTCAATGCTCGAATCTGCTGACGGCAAGGTTGATGAATCTCAAATGATACCTGCATTTAATTATGTTGGCAGTGTCATGGAAAAGAATCCTAAAGCAAGTTTTGAAGATATTCGCAATGAGTTTGCTGAAAAATATGGTGAAGATAATGCTAAGAATTTTGAACCATTACTCAAACTTGGCTTTATTGGCGCAGATAATGTAATTAACAATCCTAAGGAGGTAACAGACAGTGAGCTTTATGACAGCACCAACAAACCTGCTGAACGAAATAGCGCAGGGGACAATCAAGACTCAGTGGGGTCAGTACATGAAGATGGAGAATCCCGAACAGGGCGAGGACAAAGTGTACAATCGTCTGGAAAAGAAGTACGGTCACAACGTAGCGGCAGCGTTCACGGACGTAGCACCGATACTAGCGGAAAGACTGGCAATAGCCGAGTACAAAGCGAAGAAACCAAACAGTCAGCTGGAAATGATAGCACCGGAGCTGAACACCTATCAAGAAGCATTAGAGACAGTTTCGACAGACCGCCGGTTGACGATGGACGAAGCGCAGAAAGTATTAAATCTGTTGAAAACCGACCAGTCAATGAAAGCAGTAAACGTGGCGCAATAAATGGTGCTAAAGTCGATAAGAAGAATTTTAAAACTGGCAGTAAAAAGCAAATAGAAGCTAGTATGCCGTTCCTGATGAAAGGACAGGTTGATGATGTTGTAAAAGCTGATAACCGTTTGTTCAGCACCGATAAAAACGGTAAACCGTATAAAGGTATGATGTTTACCAACGGTACAGGAACAGGCAAAACCTTTACAGGCTTAGGCGTTATCAAGCGTTTTGTACAGCGTGGCAAAAAGAATATTCTTATCATTGCGCCACAGGATAAAACACAGAATGACTGGATTAATGCGGGTAAAGGTTTCTTTGGCTTGGATATTAGCAAACTGAAAAGCACCAAGGATAAAGGCGAGGGCATTGTTATCACTTCATATCAAAATGTAGGTGAAAACAACGCCCTTTTAGAACGTGACTGGGATTTAATCGTAACTGATGAATCTCATAAACTAATGCAGGGAGAACAGGCAAATAATACTAATGCGCTTAATAAAGTTCGTGCCATGACCTATCATAATAGAGGCTTTAACGATTATTACGAAGCTAAAAATTATGATAATGTAATACAGGAAAGGTCATTGAACAGCAGAGCAGGAGCACCTGATTTTACGGCTAGTGATAGACAGCAGCTGGCAGACCTGCATGTTAAAAATGAAAGAATACGTCATAAGCTAAAGGCTGAGTATGAAGCTATGCAGGCAGAGGACGCCAAGGGAGCTAATGACCGTCATAAAGTGTTGTTCCTGTCAGCTACGCCATTTGCCTACATCAAAAATATAGAATATGCTGAGGGTTATTTGTTTGATTATCCTGCCAAAGAAAAACATGGTTCCTACAATGATACCGATGGTCAAGAACAGTTTATGATTGACCATTTTGGTTATCGTATGCGCAATAACAAGCTGAATAAGCCTGACGCAGAAGTTAACCAAGACATTATGGAAATAAAATTTAATGAATGGCTGAAAAGCATTGGCGCTGTTTCCAGCCGTAAATTAGAAGTTAAGCCCGATTATGAGCGTGGCTATATACTGGTTGATGGTGGCGTAGGCAAGCAGATTGATAGAGGACTTGACATTCTGCATGGCAACGATGAAAAAGGCGATAGAGACAAATACAGTCTGATTGCCAAGATGGTTGATGAAAAACTAAAGAAGAATGGACGGCGTTATCTGCTGGAAGCAGTCAAGGCTAAAGCGGCAATCCCAATAATCAAGGAATATTTAAAAGCTGGCAAGCAGGTAGTAGTGTTCCATGATTTCAAAAAGAATGAAGCTGCAAATCCATTTATGCTTATTAGTGATGATTTTGCAGAGCTTGACCCGTCTGACCAGGCTAAGGCTCATAAGCAGTATGAGGATTTTTGTGCTGAAAATCCTGAACTATTAAAACTGGATATGAAAGACCTGATGTCACCTATAGAACGTTTTCAGTCGGAGCTTGGAAAGACAGTCGGCATATTTAATGGTGATGTGAAAAAATCATTAAGACAGGATAGTGTTGACAAATTTAATGATGATGAGGATGATTTAAGAGTTCTTCTTTGTCAGCGGGCGTCTGCTAAAGAAGGTATATCCCTGCATGACAGGACAGGAAAACACCAGCGGGTATTAATAGACTTGGGGCTGGCAACAAGACCAACGGACTTAATCCAATGTGAAGGGCGAATCTATCGTACTGGCGTAGTAACTAATGCTATTATCCGCTATCTGAATACTGGCATGAATTTTGAAAGACAGGCTTTTGCTGATACGATTGCGGGACGTTCTTCAACCGCCGAAAATCTTTCGATGGGCAATGACGCACGCAACCTTAGAGACGCTATTGTGAACGGCTTTATGGAATCAATAGACGGTGATACATGGAAACGTTATTTGCCAAACAGCAAGACCGAAGGTACAGGCGGTAAAGCCCGTGATGGCAAAGCAATGAATGGCGTTAGCCAATTTGATGAAGCCGTATCGGATTATTTCACCAATGCGAAAAAGAACAGCCGTAATAAATCAAGTGAAGGTGTAGACTACTACCCGACACCTGAACCAGTAGGCTTTAAAATGGTAGAATGGCTAGGCTTGAAAGATGGCAACAAAGCATTGGAGCCGTCCGCAGGTCATGGCGCAATATCCCGTTACTTTAGTGCTACGACAAGGAATACTATTATTGAGCCAAGCGAACAGCTGGCTACACTTGCTAAAATGCGGTTAAAAGGCGGTACTACTTCAAGAGTAGAAACTACGACCTTTGAGCAGTTCGCCAAAGCTAATAAGTTTGATGGTATTGCCATGAATCCACCTTACGGTAAAGGTGGCAAGACCGCAATGGAACACTTGGCAAAAGCCTTTGAACATCTTTATGATGGCGGGCGAGTAATAGCAATTGTCCCTGATGGTCCTGCATTTAATAAGCGGTTTGATGAATGGTACGGAAGCAACGAAGCAAAACATGCTATCGTCATGAAAACCATAAGACTTCCACAATGCACGTTTAAGCGTGCTGGAACAAGCGTAGCTACAAAGATATTAGTCATTGATAAATACCTTACTGACGAGGATATGAAACAGGCACAAGGCGGAAATGAAGTAGACCTTAGAGGTATAGAGAATATCAAAGACCTTTTCAGCCGTATTAAAAATATGACCATGCCTGAGCGTATTGGAGCCGATATAAAAAATCATTTCACTAATACAGTTAATAAAAAAAGCATTAATAGCAGCTATATGGCTTTAGTCGATGATGTAAAGCTAATGAACGACGATAGGTTATATGCATTAGCACTTGACTACCGAGGAGCAAGGAATGTAAAGTTTGGCGGTTATGGTTTTGCGACTGAATCATTGCGCAATAAATTTGAGCGTACTGCCAATAAATACTTGGCAGAAAAAGCCAATAACCCTAATGCTAAAGTACCGACAACGGAATCTACACCAGCTGAAAACACTGAATCTGAACAGCATTTCACGCTTGGCACGCATGAAGATACCCGTCCAAACGTTGACAAACTTTATTCAACGGCAAGACCAACCAAATATTTAGGCGATAAATACCGTTCAATCAGTAACCTGGCTAAAGAGCACAACGGTCACTATAGCAAGTATGCTAACAATTCATTTATCTTTGAAAATGAAAATGACCGCAATGAATTTGTCAAAGAAGCTAACGCATTGTTAGCTGAAAGCAATTACAGTATCAGCCCAGCAGACAATGTAAAAGAGCAAATTAGCGAACAGGCAAAAGCGCAGGCTATGGGGCGGTTACGCACGGAAATAGCTGAAGCATTGCCGACTGCCAAAAATATTCGTGATGATGGCTCATCGCTTTATTTCACTATGTTCAATAAAGCAGAAGTGGAAATACAAATTGCTGATGAGCTTACCGTTGATAATGGAGACGCTGACAAAGCAAGGAAGGCTCACGGGTTAGAAGCTGGCGTAAAGATAAAGGTCAACGGCAAAGAGTATACGGTTGGCAGTAAGGCAGTAATACAGTTAGCATTAAATGGTGATGAAGGTTCCGTATACCATGAAGTATTTCATGCGGTATGGGATATGGTGCTCACAGATAAAGAAAAATCTGCAATCATCAAGGCATATAAAGAGGACGCTAGGAAAGCTGGCAAGGACGTTATTGAGTATGCGGCTGACAGATACCGTGACTGGTTCCTAGCTAGAAATAAGGGAGTTACCAAAGACCCTAACGGTAATTCATTCAAGTTTGGTAAGCTATGGAAAAAATTCCGTGAAATGGTTGATAAGCTGCGTTCCATCATTGCCAAGACTGAGGAAGTAAACCGTATTTTTAAGGATATAGAATCTGGAAAAGTATGGGAAAGAGAGCTTGACAATGCCCTAAAAGTGACCGATAATGACATTAAGCAGATGAAGCAGGAATTAGCAGGCAAGTTAAAACCTGACATGACGGACGATGAGTTAGACCAAGCGTTTATAGATTTGCTTGTTGTAAAAAATATTAGGTCACAGTTCAACATTAACGTAAACGGTTATCCTAAAGAAGCGTATGAATATTCACGAAGGTTTAACCGGTTAGGAGAGGAGTTTGAGCGTTATGTATCAGACAACCGACAAAGTAATGCCCAAAATAGAGCCGCTAAGGCTGGAGGACGTTATGGCACAGGCAAGGAAAGACCATCCAACAATGCCAATCGAGGAGTTGAAGGCAAGAGCGAAAAAGGCAATACAGGAGGAGTACGAGAGCAGGCTGAGGATATTCAACAATCCGAGAGGAATGTAAACCGTGAAGTTCAATCAGTATTATATCTAAACGATGTTAAGGCAATTCACAATTATGAATACGAAAACAACAAATTCTCAGTAAGCCGTTCTGACAAGGACGGCTTTTCTAGTACGCAAAAATACTCCATCAGTGAAATGCAGACGGAGACGGAACCGGCGGGTTCGCTGAACCGCATTAAAAAGTCAATGAGCGAGCTGGGTAAAATTGCCACCGAAAAGAACGTTGAAATTCGCAAGAAAAAGGAGCGTGATATTGACAACTTGAATATGCTCGATATGTGGGTTAAGACGGTAAGACAGGTTTCAAAGAAGAATAATGCTGTCAAGTATTTCTATAATTTAGCCCGCAAGGCATACGATGAGCAGGAAAAACTCAGGGCGCATTATGGTGAGGCTATGAAACGGTTTAACCAGTATACCAAAGATAAGAAGGATTTGGACGATGTATCACAGGCGCTGCTGCAAGGTGATATGGAAGGCAAGGAATACAAAGTTAAGGATTTGAAGGAAATGGGACTTTCCGATAATGCAATTCGTGCCTATAAGCTGGTTCGGCTGCGTCTTGGCAGTGCCTATAAGCTGATAAATGATGCTCGGATGCAGGTGATAGAGCGCAATAAGATTCTTCATAGCAGCCAGCTGGATGATTTCAAAAAGGCACATTTCCTTAAGGACAGCGATATTCTTAGTATAATTAATAAAGGCAATGGCAAAATACTGGTAACATATCGCGGCGCTAAAATTTATGAGCATACGGGCGAGATGGTATCGCCTGAGGCCTTAAGTAAATTAAAGGCAGATAAGGATGTTTGCGTTATAGATTTTGAACCAGTGACGGATGATTTAGGTACTACTTTATGGCGGGTTGATTATACAGAACGGCCCAAGCCTTTAACTAAATTAACTGGCTATGTACCGCATTTCTTTCATAAATTCATGGTTTATCAAAAATATACTAATGAAGATGGAGAAGAAATACTTGTAACTCGTGGCAGTGGCAGAAGTTTAAAAGAGGCTGCTAAACTTGCTAATGGTTATGCAAAGGAAAATCCAGATTCTGAATATGTTATTAGAGCACAGGGCTTTGAATATGATGAGGAATACAACAACGTCGTAGTTGGGGACCGTGATTTTGCTAGAATGACTAGCCAGATACATAAGAATACGGATATGTCACTCAATGAAGCAAGAAAGTTCCTGCGTGAATCAGCTGGCGCAAAAATAAAGGGACGGCATCGTTTCTTTGGTAATATGAAAAAACGCAAAGGCGCCGAGGGGTTTGAAAAAGATGTGCCGTGGCTGCTGGAGCATTACTTCAATGCATCCTCACGTTATGTAGCAATGGAACATTGGAAACCGCAGGCAATATCTACCTATGAGCGCTGGTTTGGTGATTTCAATGCTGAGCCTAAGACAGATATAGCACGGTATATCAAGAACCATATCAACGATATGAACGGTGTTCCGAGCCGGTTTGAGAAACTTTTAAATAAGTCATTAGAGAAAACAGCACTAGGACAACGGCTGAGCGATTATTATAATGGCAGACCAGCACTAGCATTATCCAGTAATTTCAGTTCTTTCATAGCAGTAGTTAAACTTGGTTTAGGTAACTTTGCATCAGCAGCAATTAACTTCATGCAGTTTGTAAATATTGGTACAAAGCTGAATAGTTACAAATGGGCAATGGAGGGACTTAAGCGGGCACTCAAGCCAAATAAGCTAGACCGGCGCATACTGAAGAATAGCGGTGTTATGAATGAAATAACATTAGCTGATAACAGTGGCGGCTATTCCCATAACCGTGATTCAGGCAGAGTGCGTAATGTTTTAGGCAATATAAAACGTGCTGCCAATAAAACCATGCTGCCGTTTACTATGGCTGATTCATTAATGCGTAAAGCTGCTATCCTAGGAGCATACTATCAGGGTGTAACTGAAAAGGGAATGAAACCTGAACCAGGCAAGACCATTTCTAAAAAAGCTATGCAATATGCCAAGGAAGTAAACTTTGATGCTAACTTTGATTATTCAAATGTAGCAACTCCGGGCGTAATGAGAGCGGGATCGGTATTAACCCAGCAAATGTTCCAGTTCCAAAAGTACCCGATTATGCAGCTTGAATTTATGTGGAACAATGTTGTTCATGCTGAAAACAATGCGCAGCGGGCAAGATTCCTTGTTCCTTATATGCTGCTGGCCGGTGCGGCCGGAGCGCTGCCATTTGGCGATTTGCTAAATGAATTCTTCTCATTCCTGTTTGGTATTTATACCGGTAAAGATGAAAATCTTGCTGATGAGTGCAAGGCAGCTATGATGAAATGGGCAGGCAACGACCCGGCAAGCAAGAAACTTGTTGAAACGGTTATCTATGGAATACCGGCATTAGCTGGCATTGATATTTCAGGTCGTGTCGGGATGTCAGGTGCGTTCAGCGGGAAATATTATGGCACGGCGCCGTCATCGGCAGCAGGAGCTATTGTCAATGCTTTAGGCGGTCCGGTTCTGGGCACAGCATTTAATACTATTGACCAGCTGCATAATGGAAATCCAGCGGAAGCAATCAAGGCAATATCACCAGCATTGGGCAATATGATTCAGGCCTGGGTTAACGGTGCAAGCTATGGTACGCATCACCGCGTTAATAGCGTATATGAAGATGGTTTTGCTAAAGTCATTCATGGACTGGGCTTCCGCAGCACTGATGAATCTAATACATCCTTCATTAACAGCTACCTTTATGATATGCGCAGCCGTTATGGTGATGAAAAGAAGGATGCTATGGATGCATACCGTAAGGATAAGACAGCTGAGAATAAGCGGGCTATGCAGGATTTAGGCATAACGGATAAGCAGTTCAAGCGGTATGAAAGCGATTCTAATAAGAGCGCTCAGGAGCGTGCTCAAAAAGAGTGGCATACAAAGAAAAAACCAACGGCTAAGGAAGCACAGCTGCTGCATGATGCGAAAGCGCTGAAAGATTTTGTGCAGTAAATAGAACGGAGGAAATATGAAATATATAAATCCACTAATTGAAAAAGATTAGAATGTAAGCTATAATATAGCTAACAGAAGATGAAGAATTAATAAATAAATTTGGATGGGGCGTGCTCTATCTATAAATAACAGAATAACAGCCAACTTATCAAAGTAAAGATAGGTTGGCTTTTTTAGTGGAGAAAATCATGAAGTATAGAAAATACATTCATCCGCCGTGATAGTGTTGATGTAAGGAAAACGGGAAATGACGGGTACAGAAGAATATGAGTAGGTGACACTATGAGCTTGAGTGAATGGTTAACTATAGCTGTACAAATGACGGCTATTATGTCGGTTATCGGTGGTGTTATAAGCTACATCTTTTTACAGCCGTTAAACCGAGCCATCAAAAACTTGCAACTGCTTATAACAAATACACAAGAGCAGCAGCGGTTAATTGATTTGAGGCTGGTAAGGGTTGAAGAAAGCACTAAATCCGCCCATCATCGGATTGATGGTATCGAAGATGTTTTACATCAAGGCAAATGGGGGTAGTTCTATGAAAGATATACTGACAAAAGATAATATATGTGTATTTTTTCTTGGCATGTCGCTATTAGCTTGCATAGTAAGTGACTACAGTGAAAACGTAGCCTGCACTATTGGCGGTTCACTTGGTGGAGCTATAGCGATAAAAGCAGTTGGAGGAGGCGTTGTAAAATGAAAGTAATTGATATATCCGCATGGCAGACTGAAATTGACTGGCAGGGGCTAGTTGATAGCGGTGTAGATGGCGTTATATTAAAAATCGGGCAGGAAGATAATCTTGATGATATGTTCGTGGAGCATGTCAATAACGCCGTTGAATACGGACTAAAGTATGGTGTTTATTACTATGCTAAGGCTTGCAACTACGATGAAGCAGTAAGAGAAGCAGATATTGTAGCTGGCTGGCTGAAAGAATACTTGCGGGGCGAAACGCCTGAACTTGGTATTTGGTATGACGCAGAAAGTAACAAAATGTTGTTAAATGGTGATGATATAACCAGCGTATGCATGGCTTTTCTAAATCGTCTCACCGACTATGGACACCAGTTTCAAGGCATTTATTCATCTTGGAACTGGCTTAGCAAAGAAGGAGCACATCATATTCACATTGATGATTTGCCTGAATATGTTCCTATTTGGGTGGCACAATATAGCAGTCATTGCGACTTGAAAGACGAATATCCTGACCGTGTAAGAATTTGGCAGTATACCGACAGTCTGTACGGAATGAGCCTTGACGGGGATATTTATTACAACGACTAACTATTCATTAATTTTCTAGGCTTGCTTAGCAAGCAGGAAGCGAGGTTTATTATGAGCAAGTGGACAGAAGTTAGAGACAACATCGTAGAAGCATTGCATGTAGACGATGTGACAGAGCAAGTAAAGCAGAACGTGACCAATGCTATTCTGACGGAGGTTGTGCCGATGGCCGAAAATGCAGTTGATAGTTTTGTTGGCACTCTCAAAGAACAGGCGAAAACCGAAACAGGCTGGTGCAAAGTGCGGGACGGTGTAGCATTACCGCTCATCATGCAGGGACTTGTATATGCCGTCAAGACGGTGCTTGCTAAAACGACAGGAGCCACGGCATGAGTGAAAAGAAACTTAGTACCGATAAAATGCTGACGGTATTTAGTATTGCGGTAGACGTGTACCGTGATACTATCCACAAGTTGCAGTTAATGACAATAGCACTCTTGATGTTGTACGTCCTGACATTAGGTGTGTTTTGTTTTCTCTTGTACCAAAAACCAGCGACACAGGCGTATGTTTATGGTACGGCTATTCCTATCACGGCAACGGCTATGCATAAGCTGACAGGACATAAGACAGAGAAACGAGACGCCTATGTATGAGAACAGGCGCAAGGCCAGAGATTGGCTGAACGATTCAACCAAAAGTGACTTTTTCCAAATGCTGGAAAAAATAAAGTTGTCTGATTCTGATATGCGTATACTAGACAGCAAGTTTATTCACGGCAAAAGCAATTTGCAAATTGCGGAATATGAAAATTGCTCGATAGAGACTGTTAACAGGACTATCAAAAAAGTATACGAAAAAGTGGCTAGGATATTGCAATAGCAAGTTTTCTTTGCTAGTATATAAACAACAGATATATTCATACACAATGAACCCCGTAAGTTTAGACATTACCAAAGTTTGGCAGTGTGTAAACTTGCGGGGTTTGTTGTATTTATATGGGGTATTTAGTTAGCATTTTTTAGGAATAGTTATTTCCAAAGGAGCACAGAAGCAATTGCCATTTTTGTCAGACAAGTCAACCGTAGTAGAGCATGTTGTTTTTCCATCACTTTCTGTGATTTTCAATTGCGACATGCTACGTATTATATTGATCCCATCTGCGTTGTAGCGGAAGGTTTCAATTTCTTTGCTGGAATATTGGCTTTTGTCGTGAAACCATTTGCCGTATTTGTCGATTTTCAGATTATACTTATTGGCAATCTTGCCTACCATGTGAGCGGATATGCCTAGTATATTTCCTACCTCGGTTGCAGAATAGGTTTTCTCAGCAAGTGCAGGCAGTTCCAATACGTCTTTACCAGCTAAGGTATTAACTGCGTAGGTTTTACAGACTTCTGCATAAGTACCAGTTGCGCCCTCGGCTAGTTCTTTCCAAAGTTTGGCTTGACGGGTACGGGCGTTTAGAAGCATTGATTTTGCCCTGTCCTGCTTGGATTCGTCTTGCTGGGTGGCAGTTTGAGTTTTATATTCACCTGTCTTGCGGATTGCTGGCAAGACTTCAGATGTTACCCAACGTTTAAATTTCTTTGCGGTAGGTAACTTGCTGGAAAGTATGAGACTGTACAAGCCGGATTCATTAATTAGCCAACCTCCACGTTGTCCCAAACTCGATAACGATTCGTTATTGAGTTTATCATCATCGTCTACATGGTCGGATAATGCTTTACTTGCGTTTGTATAGCCTAGAATATCTGCTATGTCTTTACCAACGAACCAAGGCTCATTGTTAATAGTTAATGAGCGAATTTCTCCAAAATCTTTGTTTTCAAACTTCACCAAATTTTCCATAATAGAATATCCTCCATACATTGAAAAGAATATTCTCCCATGATAAAATAGATTTGAAAGAGATACTCTTTTCTTTTTTAACGTAGACAGTCCTAGGTCGCCAAACTATAGGGACTGTCTTTTTTATTGGCTAGTTTCCAAAATCTTTTTTAAAGCTCTCCTAATAACTTCTGTCCTGCTAATGCCGTTTTCTTTTGAATAGGCTTGTAGCTTTTGACACATAGTTTCGTCCAAGCGTATCTTTACACTTTGATTTTTAGGGTTTTCGGATTTTGGTCTACCCATTTGTGCCATAATTATCACCTCACTTTTTGGAGCACATATATAATACTATATTATGGAACACAAAAAGTC